TTTATGGCGAATATTGAAATTAAAACAGTAATTGATGATATTTTAAGTAGTTCTACTAAAGTCACCACATTACAATCAAATGTTGCAACTAATACTACTAATATTGCTAATAATACTAGTAAAATTAGTGACGTGTCAAATGTTGTAGCTGACTTGCAAGGCTATGTAGGATATGCTGATAGTGAAATTGTAGGTGTATGCTGCGATTGGAGAAACAAAACATTTACTAGACTAGCTGGCGCAGTTGGATTAAGTCAGGGAAGTGACTTTGATAAATTTACCCCCTTTGGTGGTAGAAAAAGATGTAATGTAGCTGATGATGGTACAATTAATGCATACTATGGTGATAGTGGTTATAAGGAAGACGGTAGTAATGGTCAAGTAATGGTATATCAACCTAAATTCTATTATAAGATGGTGCCGTTGGTGCTAGAGCCACAAACAGACGGAATAGGTTACCATGTAAGAAAAGCCAATTACTATATATGTTCTACACCTAGAACTGGATTTAAATGTTTTCCAGCATTTACTAAAGGACTATCAAATGGACTTGAGCGAGATTATATAATGCTCCCAGCATTCGATGGTTGTATATATGATACTTCAGCTAGTGCATATATCACAGACGATAGTCAGGTAATGAATACTAGTGAAGATAAATTTAGTAGTATTGCAGATGTTAGAGTTGCTAGTGGATTATCACAAAATTTAACAAGACCTAATATCAATCAAATGTGCCAAAATAGGGGTAGTACATGGTATAGTATGGGCATTCAAGAAGCTAGTGTTACCCAATGGTTAATGTTAATTGAATTTGGTATTGCGAATACACAAACAGCATTAGGGCAAGGTGTAGTTTCTATCACAGATAATGCAAGCTATAATTGTTCATCATATACTGGCAGTACCTCAAGTTTAGGTAATGCAAGTGGACAAGCTACAAGCACTAAAGACTATACTGGTACAAGCCAGACTGCAAGTGGTAAATTAGCCGTCTCATATCGTGGTCAAGAAAACCCTTGGGGCAATATCTGGAAATTTGTCTATGGTATTAATATTTATGGTAATGGTTCGCAAAAAGGCGGTGTACCTTATATTTGTACTGATTATGATTATGCCGAAAGTAAAAATAATGGTAATTATGAAAGCGCAGGATTTACTTTAGCAAATACAAGTGGATATATATCAGCTTTTGGCTATGGTAATGAAGATTATGACTGGCTATTCCTTACTAGTGAATGTAGTGGGGGTAATAGTTCCCTTCCAGTAGGAGATTATACTTATATAACAAGTAATCTAAATGGATATCGTATTGCTCCGCTTGGCGGTGGTTGGTATGCTGGCTCGGGTGCTGGTGGCTTTTTTTGGATTTTGAATGATGGTGTTGGTTATCGTTATCGTAGTATTGGTGGGTGCGCGGTTCAAATTCCAAACGCATAAAAAAATTTAAAAATAATTAAAATTTTACTTTACAAATAGTAAATAATAGTGTACAATATTAAGCATAAGTACTTAATAAAGTACATAAGGGTTAATCACCCGTACTAATATAAAAATTGCTCAACTTGGCAGTAATTGGAATAATGGCTCGAATGCTAGTAGCTTTTATTGGAATTTGAATAATGGTGTTAGTAATCGTAATCGTAATATTAGTGGGTGCACAGTTAATTAATTAAGTAATAACAACTTAGGTTGTTTATTATATAAACCAAGGGTTGATTAACCTTGCCTCTTGGCAAAACATATAAAAGTTAAAAGTTGTGGTAGTAACAATTCGTGAAGCCTCGACTAAAACAAATTAACCGATATATGTAAATGGAAACAGTAGAAAGGCATAGTAACACCACATGCAAAAAAGATATAATAATTTATACGATAAGATATGTAATATGGAAAATTTAAAACTTGCACACAAAAATGCAAGAAAAGGTAAAGGCTGGTATAAAGAAGTACAAGAAGTTGATGAAAATTTAGATTATTATTTACACAAATTGCAAAATATGTTAGTATTACATACTTATAAAACAAGTGAATATACAATGTTTAAGAAAAAAGAGGGTGGAAAAATAAGAACAATTTATAAATTACCTTATTTCCCTGATAGAATATGCCAATGGGCAATATTACAAGTGATTGAACATTGTTTAATAAATCATTTCATATCTGATACATTTTCATCAATTCCTAATCGAGGTCTTATATATGGTCTAAAACGTGTACAAAAAGCAGTTTACAATGATAAAGAAAATTGTATGTACTGTTTAAAATTTGACATAAGACATTATTATCAAAGCATTAATCATAAAATATTAAAAACTAAATATTCAAATATGTTTAAAGATAAAGAATTACTATCACTATTGTATGAAATTACTGATAGTATTAATACAGCTGAATGGGATGATTTAAATAGAATTTATCCAAGCGGTAATCAAGATGTCAATACTGGAATACCAATAGGCAATTATTTATCGCAGTACAGTGGAAATTATTATTTATCAGATTTTGACCATTGGTTAAAGGAAGAAAAACATGTTAAATATTATTATAGAAATATGGATGATTGCGTCATACTTTCACAATCTAAAGAATTTTTACATAGTCTTTTAAATGAAATAAAAGACTATTTGTATTTAAATTTGAGATTAACACTAAAGCAAAATTATCAGGTATTTCCAACGTACGTACGAGGCATTGACTTTTTAGGTTACAGAATATTTAATAATTTTACTTTACTGCGAAAAACAACATGTGAAAATATGAAATATAAATTATTATACCTAAAAGATATCGTAAAGCACAATTTAAAATTAACCATACATGATATAGGATGTTTATCAGCCTATAACGGTTTAGTAAAATGGTGTAATGGTTTTAGATTACATACAAAATATTTAAAGGATTTAATTAATTATAAAGGAAGGCAATTAGCATGGTAGATTATGGAATTACATACAGTGGTGAAAAACCACAAGAAGTAGAAATAACAGAAAATAAAGTATTTATTGCTAGTGATATTGAAGAAGTAACTAAAGTAGTTGATGATACAGAAATTACTGAATTTCAATATAATTTAGTTGAATATGAAAAAGATGAATATATCAAATTAATTTCAGATAAAAACGTAGCGTTAGACTCTGAATTAACTGATTTACAGGTTGCATTATGTGACGTATACGAATTGATAGGGTAGGTGAATATAATGGCTAAAATATATGCAGAATTAATTAAAAAGGGATTAAAAACAATAGATGATGTGCCTGAAAAATTGAAAGCACAAGTTGAAGCTATTTTAAATGGAGAATAAAAAATGAGTTCAATTAAAAATGTTACGACAGCAAATCCCGATAACATTCAAGATACTTGTGCTTATATTAGCATTACTGATGATATGTATTTAAGTTTAAATGAAATTAATGTTATTGGTGATATATATATAAAATTTTATATAAAATCTAATAAAGCTAACACAATTAAACTTCAATGCGGAAATGATAATACCACTTCAATTGATGTTACCACAAGTTGGCAAAAAGTGGAGATACCTTTTACTGCGACTGCGGTATTTACTCCGGAGTTTACCTTTAATGTAGCTAATTACTGGATTTATAACATGAAACTGGAACAAGCTTCGCAGCCTAGCCAGTATTCACTTGCACCAGAAGATTATGTGCAAGAATCAGAAAATTATACTTTAGATTTATTAAAAAATTATAGTACAACTGCGGCGACCTCAAGCGCGGTAACCGCCGCCAAAGAGAGCGTATTACTAACCGCCGCAAGTATTTATGCAACAAAAACAGAATTAAATAATGCTATATCTCTTGTTAGGTCAGATGTAAATGATAAATTTGATAATTATAGTACTACCCAAGAAGTAGAAACTATTGTTGAAAATAGCAAAGCTTCGGGAGAGCCTATTTATTCAGTTACTCCAGTTGGTTCTGGGTACTGGCAGTTTGCAACATTACAAGTAATAAAAGAGTGGGGCCAACATACTCCTATTGTAATAGAAATAGCCCGAGGATATCAGACTGTCCCATATTCATTATATATAAGTTTTGTACATTCTAGTTATCCAATGATAGACACTTATTTTTATGAAGGTAGTGGAGAAACAGTATATGCTTATCTAATTAGTCAAGATAGTAATGGCTTGAGTACTTATGGATTGTATACTAAAGTAAGTAATACTAGTTCAACCACAGATAGTTATTATTCATTTAATGTTATTAATTTTATTAATCCTATTCCTGATGTAGTAAAAGTAACTTGGACTAATAAATTTATTGTTGAGCCTAGTAGTTATTTAACCCCTTCTGCGGCGTATTGGAAAGGAACTGCGGCAACCGCTACAACATTAGCAACCGCTAGAACCTTAACTATTGGTTCAACGGGAAAAACCTTTAATGGAAGTGCAAATGTATCTTGGACGTTAAGCGAAATAGGGGCCGCCGCCTCTTCTCATACACATAGTTATTTACCTCTTGCTGGTGGAACTATGACTGGTAATATAAGCTTTGGTACTGCAGGAAAAGGCATCTTTGGTTTAGACGACAGTGGTACAAATAGAGTAATTTCTTCATATTCTAGTGTTACAGAATCTTCAACTTCTTATACAAGAATTAATTATTCTTATGCTACAGGAAATTGTTATAATAATATTTATATAGGATCTTCATCTGTTGGAAACGATGGAAGTTCAGCTGCAACGAACGGCTGTACAGGTTACATTTATCTTCGTTGCAATAACGATTTAATTTATTATTCAACATACGGTGGAGGCGCTTTCCGCCCTTATACAGATGCATATGCTTCTTTAGGCAGCAGTACAAGCAGGTGGACTCAACTGTATGCGAAGAACGCAACAATTTCTACTTCTGATAGAAATCTTAAAAAAGATATTGAAAATCTTGATGATAGATATTTAAATCTATTACTTGAACTTCAACCTAAATCATTTAAGTTTATAAATAACACAAGTAATAGAACTCATATTGGTTTTATTTCTCAAGATGTTGAAGAATTATTAGATAAATATAATTTGACTGCTCTTGATTTTGCAGGATTCTGTAAAGATATTAAAACTGAACAAAAAGTTATTAAAGAGGCTATATTAGATGAAGATGGTAATATTGTTCAAGAAGAAGAAACTGAAGATGTTAAAGTTTTAGATGATGATGGAAATCCAGTTTATACATATAGTTTAAGATATGAAGAATTTATTGCTATTAATACAGCTTTAATTCAAAGACAACAGAAACAGATTAATGAATTAACTCAAACTAATACTTCATTACAAGAATTAATAGGTAATCTTACTCAAAGATTGGAAATATTAGAAAATAAAATTTCGGAATAAAAATTTCCAAAACCTAATTTGAAATGCTGCGGGCGGGCGTGCTCGCTCCAAGCAGCTAATAAAATAAAAGGGAGTTTAGCAAAACATGGAAAGTTATGATTTAATTAAATATAAATATGAAATAGGAGTTTATTCTTTAGATTATTTATGTAGACTTGTAGATACGAATAAAATTTCAAAGCAAGAGTTTCATATGATTACTTCATATAATTATACAGGTGTTAAACAAAGAAAAGAGGGAGTGACTTAATTGTCACTCCCTTTATTTTTTATTTATTTAATATTTTTATATCTATCTGAATTAAGAGTTTCAAGCATCAATTCTCTTCCAGTTTTACCTGTCAAGACTTGAGTAAAAATTGAGGGTGAAGCACCAGAAACATAAGATACGCTTGGACCAAGATCAAGGATTGTGTTATTTCGTGCATAGACGTTCCAATACACGAGTTTTGGCATCTCTAACCCTACTTCCGCCCATTCTTCTCTGATTCTTTCCATTTCAGTTTTTACTTTTTCATCATCGCTCCAATAACTCATGCGATCTATTTCCATATCAGAAATAACTACAACAGTATTAAGTCTATCTTCCGGATTAGCTTTTAAACTAGTTTCTTTTAATAATTTAAATACCGCTGTAAGGTTAGTATTATCACATAAATTTGTTTTATAAATTCTTTGTACTTTGTCTACAAAATCAATACCAGTAGTTTCTATCAATTGTGGTTTTGAAGCAAAGCTAATATAATGATTTTTAAATGGACCTCCAATTCTTTCAGCACAATATAAGCCTAAGCTAATTGCGATATTTATAGGATACCCATACATACTTCCAGAGGTGTCAACAACACATATCATCTTACATGGTTCTCCATTGAGATAGTCTTTTTGATTTTCCCAATACTTATTAATCATAGCTCTACCTGTTTCAGATAGTTTTAATGAATAAGAACCATAACAATTACAAGCATTAGTAACTTTTGATACTATTTCATAAGGATAAAGAGTATCTGCATTTACTTTTGTATTTTCATCTTTTGCAAAAGCTTCATATTTCTTAGCGATAATATCACGTCTTACAAAAGCATTTTTATATATTAAACCAGCTTTAGAAGGTATTTTTGAAAAATCTATTTTATCCCATTCATTAGCTGACATTAATCTTTCAAGTACATTAATTCTTTCACGCAAAAATGATAGCATTTTACGATATTCTTTTGAAGTCATGTGTAAATATTTACGCAACTTCCTAGCTGTTTTCTTAGTTTTTGAAGATGAAGTATTTTCAGAGGGGATCCACTTGGCAGCCAAGGAAGGAGTCTTACTCTCTACGTCAATAGCAAGTTGTATCTTAATAATCTTAAAAACATCTTCTTCAAGAGGTGTATCAACTAAAGCAAATAAATCATCATATCTACCATAATTAGCAATTTGTGCAAGGTTTCTACGAGCAATATCAGGATAAGTTTTTGCTAACCAATTATAACATACTCTAAAGAAACGTCTTTCACCAGCACCACCTCGGCAATCTCTAATCCAGAATAAACACTTTAATGCAAGTACTTCATCCTCTTCAAGCGCATTTTTAAATAAGTTAATACAGTCTTCATCTGTCCTTTGGCGGTAAGCCGCTCCAAAGGCGAACATATCATAGACTTTTGAGAGTGTACTTTTATGTGCTAAGGCGCCGTTTTCAGTATAAGTAAAATTTGTAGCTTCTTTTAAATTCTGCATTAATGTATTCATTATTTTATCTCCTTTTATATCAAACTAAGCATAAATAATTTTATATTACTTCTTTTGGGGAAGAAAGATTATTAAAAATTATCAAAAAATTTTTCTTTTACCTGTTAATTTCTTGTCATTATTATTTTTGCTGTATATGCTTAAATATTTTTAGAAAGTATGACTGCGGGAAGGGGCCCGCAGCCGCACACAGGAAAGGAATTTTGTGAACGTAACTAGACAAGTTTATGGTTTAAACATTACAACATACTTTCTATTATTAATAATTTTGCTGTGACTTGTCTAATAAGGAAATTATCGTGGTAGGATATGAACCTACATCTCTTTTCATCTCTGAAAAGTATGCTACTTACACCACACATATAGTTATTTGGAGTCACCGGGTTACAGCCCCAGAAGATACCTCGATGTCGAGCGGTACTTCTATGACCTCGCATTTTTCTTTGTGGACAAAAAATGTAAAATACCCGACATAGTAAGCGCTAAGTCGTTCGCACCCCTGAACGTTGGCGAGGCTCCCAAATGATTCAGCTGACGAGGTTGAAACTGCGGATATAGGTGCTGCCCCTATTCCTAGAGCTTCAAAGGCTCCTGCGCTACTGTTACGCCAATCCGCAAAACTAAATTTTTTATTTTTTCTTTTCTTTATCTTATGTATATATTATATCATAAAATTTTTTAAAAATCAATTAATTTTAATGTACTGCATGGGATTAACCCATGACAACCGGATTTTTCGTCATTTAGAAAGCATCTTTTAACATATAATCCTTTGCAAATTTAATTCCTACTGTCTGTCCATTTTTTGTAGGTTTAATTCTTAATCTTTGTTCTCTTTTACCACACTCAGAAATTGAAATAATATAACAATCTCCATCATACATAGTTGCAAAATAATCTATTTCGTCTTTACTATAACTACAATTAATAGTTCCTTTTGTATTAGTATGACTTGTGCTTGTAGTAAATATAAAATATTCGCCATTTTCTCCCAAACGAAAAGTCTTTACTTGAATTTTTAATAGTTTACCATTTATATCAACAATAAAATCATATCTACTATCAGATACTAACGGTTGGCTAACCTGAAAGCCTAGTTCAAGAAAAGCATTAGCAACTTGCAATTCTGTAATTTTTCCTTGAAAATGAGTACTTAACATTTATACCCCTTCCAAAGATACTTCTGTATGCCAAAAAAGTCAGGTGCTCTACCAACTGAGCTAGCGGCACATATTTCTTCCTTCTTCCCTTAGAGTGCCACTATTTCAGCACTCTAGTCAACTCAAAAGCACCTTTAGTATCTCCGCAAGCAAACATATAATTTGCAGCAATTTCTACTTGGCACTTTCTTAAATAGTTACATACTTTTGTACATAAATATTTCATATCTTACTCTCCTTTTTTAAATGTAATAATATTAATTTGTGTGAGAGTTGAATGAAATAAAACAAGACAGCCTGTATCTCCTTGAAGCTAGAAATTCATCATATATTTTGCTGTTACTGTCTTTGTAGTCGGAATGGCGAGATTCGAACTCACAACGTCTCGGTCTAGGAAAATCTTAGATTATTCTACTATTCTCCTTTCAATTTGGAAATTTGATTTTGTAATTCATACACTTCTGCAAGATGAATACCTTGTTTTTGATTATTTGAAGGATACTCATACCTAAGACGAAATGTAGTTTTACCTGCTATTTCAGAAATAGGAATTAAATATGATTTGCCTTCAAAATAAGTATAAAACATATCAACTTCATCTTCTGAATAAGTTTTTCTAATGGTTGTTTTTGTATTTGTTGTAGATGTTCTTGTAGAAATTTCAAATGCAACTTTTTCTTTTATAGTGTCTTTTGACCAACTCGCAGTTTTACATTGAATTCTATACAATTTATTATCAATATCAACTACAACATCATATCTTGCACAATTCCCATAAGGAATAGAACAATGATAACCTAAATCAATAAATGTTTTTATACATTCAAGTTCAGTTATCATACCTTTGCTTAATGTATTATCCATATTTTATTTTCATAGAATAAAAATCTCTTTTCCCAAGCCGAGTGGACTAGCCAAATTGTCCTACATTCCAAAGGCGGGAACCCCGACTAAAAACTCTGAGCCAAAGCCCCCGCAATATAATAACAAGATAGTATTTTTACATAGCCTTCTGTAAATGATAAAGTATTGCTGTAACTATCTTTATAAAATTATTTTTTATAGGTAACCTTCGCGAAACCTATTGGCTAGACTGATAACTTATATAGTCTCGCATATCTCTTGCGCTTAACTATTCCCTCTCAGTCCGCACTACCGTTTGAATGAGATATTTGCAACGAAGGTTTTAAATGCGGGAGGTGGGATTCGAACCCACACGACCGAGGTCCTGGGATTTTCTTACTACTCTATGTTACCATAGCCACTTAAAAGTGTTGTAGTCTGGACTATGTCTTCTCCATATCATTAAGACTTAGGAGGATGGTGTATTTCATAATAATTTTAAGATTTATTAAAATTAATTTATATTTCATAGATGGAATAATATATGGTTCAATCATGGAGAAAATTTCATTGCTTCTTTTTCCATCCTAAAATTATTATTAGTCTCTACACATTTATCAAATTAAAAATAATTTGAATTTAGCTCGGCGTTCTCCTAGCTCTTCGCCGAATTAGCCATCATTCACACTAAAAGTTTCCTAGTAGGTGCTCTACTTACGTTGCTAGGATAAAAGTCCCATGCGGCTGCCTTTACGCCACTCCCGCTTAAAAAAGACTTTTCCATAATAACATAAAGTCATAAAAAGTTATTATGAGGTTCGCTATCTACTGCTAGCGCTACGCTCTCTTCAACAGTACAGTTCCGGGTTATCTTTAAGTCCTTTGGCGACCATGTGACGGGGACTCTGTCAATGCCATCTCAAAAACCTTCCCACAACATTTCAATATCGAATATCATTTTCTTTACCTGAACGTCGCTTTCTTTTACCTCTTGGAGTAGAGAACAGGTTCATCTTTTACTTCATTACCTGCGTTTGAAAGTGCTCTTGTCGAGCAAAAACCTAATGCTGGAATTGAACCAACGACTTCAGAGTTTCTGACATATTCCCACTATACTAATTAGGTTGATAGACTATTGTGCGTTCTCCGGTCTATCGGCGATCCAGCTAATTTTTATATTGTAAACTATTTATATAAATAGAATTAACTCTTTTTTCCTTATTTCTTTATCTTATGTATATATTATAACATAAAATTTATTAAAAATCAAAAATATTTTAAGACTGTGCTGTTGAATTTTACACCATTTTTAGCCTGTCATAAAGAGGAAAAAATTGGTTTTGTTTTCGGTAAAGGCACAAAACCTAAGCCTCTATGAAAAAGCTCCCCTACGCATCTACAAGTGCGGATACCCGCATCTCTTACTCATAATTAAATAAGTATGCTATACTTACACCAACCTGTTCTACGGAACGGGAGAAAAAGACATACCCCAATTGTCTACACTACTTACTTTATTTTAAGTGGCTAAGCTTTTTGATCTAGGGATACCACTCAAGTTCCATAATTTGGCAAGGGAACCTTCTAAATGATGCCAGTATTCAGTGATACCTCACAAAGGGTTTTACTCTTCCAGCCCAATCAAAGTCACTTATCTATCTTTATACAGCACGTAAGCCGCTGTTGCTTAACTTATAAGTTATTTAAGCCAAAAGCAATAATGATATTTCTATCAGTATTTGCTAGTTGCGGGGACGGGACTTGAACCCGTGTCTCTGGGGTATGAACCCAGCAAGGAGCCGCTCCTCTACCCCGCAATATTTGCTCCCGTTTTGTTTTAATGATCTTTCCTTGGGATAATCCACAAGCACCAAAGGCAGTTTTATAGGGAGCTCTGCACATGTCACCCGACTGGTGCACGATACCAGATTACAGCATTGAAAGCGCTGTGTCCTAGTCCAACTTAGACGACCGGGCGAAGGTGCGGTTTAAGGTTAACCGCAAACCAAACATTTGAGAGAGGTTACAATATTTAAAACAAAAACTTTTTTATTTCTTTATCTTATGTATATATTATAACATAAAATTTTTAAAAAATCAATTAATTTTTAAAAGTTGATAATGAGATTCGAACTCATGATGCTGATTTTGCGGACCAGCCCCTTAGACCACTTGGATATATCAACATATTTCCAACGAAGAGGGAGGGATTTAAACCCTCACCCCATATAAATAACCTACACCCTTAGTAGGGGCGCCTCTTCAGCCATACTTGAGTACCGCTCCATTTTTAAATGTTTTATTTCTTTACTTTATATATATTATAACATAAAATTTTATAAAAATCAAATTACCATTTATTACTAAACACATGATCGCCAATAGAGAATTTAGGATGATTTAGGCTTCTACTAAAATAAACGCAATCACTTAAATCAAGAGTCTGATTATTATAATAAACTGTCTTATTTCCTTGTAAAGCATACTCTGCGGCAGCTATTATACTATCATCCATCTCTCCATTATCATAACAATTTAGTCCAGATTCAAAAGAACCATTACTAACAGGAGAAAACTGATGCGGTGATGTGATTACATCATACACAGTATTTTTAAACTCTGCGGACTCTACCCTATTCATCACAACAATACCAACTGCTTGTTGACCTGCGGCGCATTGACCTCGCGCTTCCGCCCATATAATTGCAGATAAATACCTTAAATCAGATGAAGATACATCTTCTTTAGCTTCTACTATTGTTACTGTTGGAGTTGGTGTGCTAGTAGAAGTTGGTACTGGTGTACTAGTAGGAGTAGGAGTTACAGTTGGTATTGCTTCTATTGATATAGATTCCGTCTGTATCTCTAACTCTTGAGGCTTTTCAGCCTCTGCAATAGTAGGTGTTACTGTAAATAATACCTCATTAGTTTCTACGTCAACAATAGTAAGAGTTGTTAAGATTGGCGCGGGTGTC